CGCCAACAAGCGCGCTGCACACGGTGTTTTACCGCGCGCAGAAGAAAATATCTTCGCTACTAGGTCCTTTCAGTATGTTCTGTTGCGACGACACGTATGGGTGGGGTCCTGGCGCTGCCGTGGGTTTGCCACGGCGTCAGGCGTTCCTCGACACAAAGATGTGTAAAGTCCCCATAACCGTTTCTTCGACCGCTTCCGCATGGTTGCGCAGCGTTATCGAAGCAGACCGTAACTGGTCTGAAGCTATTTTGCAGGTTCCGGTTGACGGTCCTTTCTGCCTCTGCAAAGAGGTGTTTGAGATTGTTGATCACTGCGAAGTAACGACGGTTCCTAAAAGTGCGAAGACTGACCGCACTATCGCCATTGAACCTAGGGGGAATTCGTTCCTCCAAAAAGGTATCGGCGGTTACTTCAGGGATAGACTCCTGAAGGCAGGACAGGATCTCTCAGATCAGAGTAGGAATCAAGAGTTAGCCAGACAGGCCTTCTCCGAGCACCTAGCTACCTTAGATCTTAAGGCGGCATCCGATACTGTAAGCATAGAGCTAGTATACCAGCTCTTTCCCGTCGACTGGGCATTCGCAATGGATGCTCTTCGCTCTCGCTGGGCAGAAATGCCTGACGGGACGAAGTCGAGACTAGAGAAATTCTCCTCAATGGGGAATGGATTTACGTTTGAGCTCGAATCATTGATCTTCTGGGCTTTGGCTCAGTCGGTCGCCGATATGGGCTCTCGGGGGATAGTCTCCATTTACGGTGATGATATCATTGTAAATCGCGATGACGTGGATCTTTTGGTCGAAGTGCTCACGTTTGCAGGGTTCGAACTCAACACCGACAAGTCATTCGTCGATGGTGCGTTCTTTGAATCCTGCGGCAAGCACTTCTTCCAGGGGATCGAAGTCACGCCGGTCTACCAAAAGGAACAGATCGTCCCGCACGATCTCTCGATCATCCGTTTGGGTAATCGTCTCATGCGTTTAGCGCTACGGCGCTGTAACAACTGGGCTTTTGACCCAATGATCGTTCCTGCTTGGGAGGCTGCTAGGCGGTACGCAGGTAGAACATCTCAGTTCTACTTGCCTCTGTCTAGCGAAGGAGATGATGGTTGGATTCTGCCTTCGGACAGAATGCCATACGTACGCATGCGTCACGGACAGCTCTGTTTCAGAGT